CAATGGGGCGAAGATCAAGGTTGATCTTGACCTCGTGGTATTGAAGAGCGATCAAGGGAAGGGCAAGACCGGGGTTGGTGCAGTACCAGAACTGAAGAGGAATGTAAAGGGTGGTCTCGGGAAGGGCGTTGCGAGGAGCGCACACCTGACGGGGAGCGTTGGCATCACAAGGTCCATCGACATCGGCGAATGCAGGGTCAGTGATGAAAGTAAGACCAGTGGTGTTACCGATCATCTTGAAATAAGCAGACTCCTGGGCGCTGGCCAAGGTGAGTTGGTTCCAGATGTGCATCCAGTCGCCATATTGACGGTCGATGCGCTGGCCTCCAATCTCGACCTCCACTTGGGAGATGAGCTGCTCTCCGGGGAAATCCAACCAGCGGGCATACACCTTCTGGACAGCTTGGGTTCCCATAGATTGGTTGATCTCGGGAAGAGTTACCTGAAGGTAGGTGCGATAGGCAAGATCACCATTGCGGCTGATAGTGCAGGTCACACGGCGGCCGAAATCGGCCTGTCCGTTGAAAGTCTGCTCAATAGACTCAATGGAGAAGTTGGTATATCTGCGGTAAGTTACCTTCCAGAAAGTGATCTGAGGATTTCCAGTCAAATAGACATCTTGAGCGCCGTAGGCTACGAGTTGCATAAGTCCGCCTCCCATGGTTATACTATCAGTAAAGAAAAAAAAATCCGTAGCTTACGCTAAATTACTTTTTATTTATCACTAAGTTTGTTTGAACAAACGTATCTAGGAAACTTTCGCTAAAAACTTCTTTCCTCCCATCGTGTCGTTTTGTAAAGATGTATTTGTTTTTTTGTTTTGTAACAGTCCAACCTTCATTAATTGCGTTATATAAGAAGTTCATTTTTGTGAAAGTTTTTTTGTCTAGTTGATTGTAGGTTGCTATAGAGTAAGATATGTCCATTTATATAAACCGAATAACAATAATTAATAGAAATACTGTATTATTTCGAGTTATCTAAATATTCCATTAACTATTTGAGTAAAATAATAAATAAAGTGATGTTGAGTATTAATGTAATAATCAGCAATCTTCTTTCTTTAAAGTTTTTATGCCAGCATTTAAACCGAAAACAACAAAGAAAATTATCGTAGATCAAAAAAGCACCGTAACCTTGGATGGAAAACATAGTGAGTACTTGGATGATTTTGAGAAGGATAACGAAACTGTAGAAAAGTTGATGGAAGAAAAATCTGAACTGCGAGAAAAGCTTAATAGGCACAATGTTCCAAAAAGTGGATCGAAACTACAACAGCATCTAGAAAGAAAAGACAGATATCAGGAGGTTACATCTAAAGTAAACAAGTTGAAAAAGAGAAGGGTCAATTATCTTTTGGATAATTCAAAGTACGTATTTAGTTATTTTGAAAACAAAAAGAACATATCCGAAGGTGATACTGACAGCAAGAATGTTGAAAGACTGAATAGCTTTTTCAAAATAACGAGTGACGAAGAAGAGACAAAAAATACTGCTGAGAAAACAAATACAAATATCATTAAAGAGTATTTGTCAAACGTCGACAACGCATTTCTTGATGTAAATAAGTTTGTGTATGCAACAGATGTCTGCCAAGAGTGTTATAAGGGTGAACTTGTTCCAATAGAAGATGAAGGTGTTATGATTTGTAATAAGTGTCATACCGGTGTTAGGTATTTGGTAGAGAATGACAAACCTTCCTATAAGGAACCACCTAAAGAAGTATGTTTTTATGCTTACAAGAAAATTAATCACTTTAAAGAGATATTATCTCAGTTTCAAGGAAAAGAGACAACCCAAATACCCGAACCAGTGATTAATGATTTACAAATGCAGATCAAAAAGGAACGCATTGACTTATCAGATCTTACATATTATAAATGTAAAGATCTACTCAAAAAGCTTGGATACAATAAATATTACGAACACATTAATTTTATCAAAAACAAGTTAGGTATTAAACCCGTTGTGATAAGTCAAGAATTAGAAGAGATATTATGTAACTTTTTTATGGAAATCCAGTATCCTTACGCAAAGCACTGTCCCGATTATAGGGTAAACTTTTTGCATTACTATTACGTATTATACAAGTTGTTTGAGTTATTAGACCAAACAAACTTTTTAGTTCATATTCCTATGTTGAAAGATCGGGAAAAGCTTATTGAGCAAGATACAATTTGGAAAAAGATTTGTTGTGAACTTGACTGGGAGTTCATGGCAACTATTTAAGATTTATTGATGACATTTAGATGATACTGTTACTAAATGTCAACTTACTAAATGTATTGGTTGTTTCTACGTTATGTTGGTTGTTTCTACGTTAGGTTGATGGGTATAAATTATTGCGTATTGTTAAATTATAGACCTCCCGGGAAACCTACAAGATTAGCACCAATACCGAAACCAGCACCAGAACGACTAGTCACGCCCATGGTAGGAATGTAGGTATCCAAAATGCTGAAGGTGGCTGCGGCAGTAAGAGCTAAAAGTGCAATCTCTTCCATATTGAGTGATCTTTTGGGGATGGCATATGCAGCAATTGCAACCATCATTCCTTCGACGAGATATTTAATAACGCGTTTAATTAATTCGGCGACGTCAAACATACGGGTGATTATACTAAATAAGGAGAAAAATAATTTCTGTACAATTACATTTATATGATTTTTCAATACTATAACAGAAAGTTGTATAAATCCTAAAATATCAAAACTTAATAAACAACTTAAACGTAATCTTGTATTCAATTGTATTATGAGTTCGTCTGAAATGAGCGACAGTGGCACTTTTGAAAAGAGGTTGAATCTTGATGGTTCATCAAATACAAAGTATGTTGATGTGCTTGATGAGGATAAACCAATTGCAAACCAGAAGTTTGCGTGTGTTTCATTTATTTCGCCCGATACGGTATTGAAGAAAAAGGAGATGTTCTTTTTTTCAAAGTTCTTGCAAAATTATGAACTTTCTAAAGGTATGGAAAAGTACCACCAGTTTCTTAACTTTGTTTCTTACAAATATAGCCTTTCAAATGAAGATTTGCTTGAAGATTTCAAGGAGTTTGCAAAGGATGAGATTGATACATTGAAGAAAAGTGGCTTGGAAGATGATTATAAGAACTTTCTGGATACAAAGGAAGATGACCTTCAAGATGAGTTCAATCGCGAATATAACTTCCAAACCTCTGTGAGGGGGTTGAAGTTCAGAGGGGCATTTCCTACACAGGAAGAGGCCGAGATGAGATGCAAGATGCTGCGAGAAGTTGATCCCAATCATGATGTTTTTGTTGGTCCGGTTGGTATATGGATGCCATGGGATCCAGATGCTTACAAGACTGGTCGTATCGAGTTTATGGAAGACGAGCTTAACCAGCTAATGCACGAGAAGAATAAGAACCAAGAAGTTGCAAAGGCACAGTTTGATAAGCGTTTGAAGGATACACGTAATGCAGCTATTCAAGATAATGTGGAGAAGGCTACTGCTAACAACACAACCCTTACCCAAGATATTGATGCGGATGGTAATCTGATTAATATTGGCAAGAACACTCAGGTTAATAGTCTTGCGAAGAATGATGTAGTTTCAGTTGCAGACATTCGTTCTGAGCTATTTGAGGGTGACAATATTGTTACTTCTATGGATACTGATAAAGGTCTTAGCCAGGTATTAAAATCAACTGAGACTGAGGATGAGGACGATAGGCTTAAACCAATGAAATAATTATAAAAATTAAATAATACAATAATGAATTAAACGATATATAGTAATATTATATATCGTTATGAGTAAACTTTTACTTTTTGATGTAGATGGTACTCTTGCAGAGTCTAGTCAAATGATCAATGAAAAAATGAGGGAGATGCTTATCTTAAAGAAAGAACAGGGTTATCATATTGGAATTGTTGGTGGAGGAAAAATTGATAAGGTATTAACTCAATTGAACGGAGTAGCTATGAATTATTATTTTACAGAATGTGGTTGTGTGCATCATGTTCTAAAAGATGGTAACACAATGTCTAACTGTATTTCTTTAGTAAATCAACTATCACTTAAGTATACAAAAAATCTACGAGATCATAATTTGTATCCTCATATAAATAAATTAGTGAAACAGTGTTTACATTTTCTATCAAAAGTAGACTATACGATTTCCGGACATTTTGTTGATTTAAGAGAAGGTATTATATATATTTCACTTATTGGAATGACTGCAACTCTTGAAGAAAGAGAGATGTTTAAAAAATTAGATCTCGAACACAAATATAGGGAGAAACTCATTAATATACTGAAACAAGACTTAATGGAAATGGATATCAAAGATAAAATATCTGTATACGAAGGAGGTCAGGTTGGCATCGCTATCTTTCCTCGAGAATATGATAAAGTGCAAGTGCTTTCAGAAATAACAGAAAAATATGAACAAATACATTATTTCGGAGACAAATATGAAGAAAACGGTAATGATAGTATTATTATAAATGATCCATCAGTAATTGGACATCCTGTTTCTAGTCCAGAATATACAATTGATATTTTATCAGATATGTAATTACCATTTTGCCTTTTTAACTGTAATTGTTTGTCCCGAACCCCTCTTTTTAACCTTTCCTGGATCATATTTCTCATCTTCATCATCAGACGGCAGATTTTTAGACATTTCCCAAAACTCTTTAGCTCCAAGACGGAAGTTATTATGTGCATCTGCTTTATACCAAAATACTTGTTCTGTGAGTTTGTTTGACTTTGAATTGTTATTTATTACAAGACATTCATAATTTTCTGTGCATTGATCCATTACCTGACAAAATGATTCAAAAGTTGGGAACATTCCGGCATAATTCTCATAAATGCGTTTACGATTTGCAATATATGGTTCACGTAAAATAAACACAAAGTCAATATTTGTTCTTAATGTAGGTGGGATACCTAACGGATATTGCATTGTAATGATTAACATTACTTTCCAGTGACGACCATTCATAAACAGTAGTCTCATTAGTTTATCTCTTGCCCACGATGCATCATATAAACAATCATCTAGAATAACGAACGTTCTTGGATCAATGGTTGGTCTCTTTTTTGTTTCTAATTCTTTTTTTATTTGTTTTAGAACGGTTTTTTGACGTATAAGTAGTTTTTGTATTATATCTGAAGTGTATTCAGTATGTATAAACAATTTAGGCACAAGATTACTATAGAAACCATTTCCTTCTTCTGTTCCAGAAACAACAACCCCTACTGGAAGATCTTGATGATAATATAATAGATCTCTACACAAGAAACTTTTACCCGTATCTCTTCGCCCGATTAAAACACAAACAGGTCCTTTTGATTCATCAGCTTTAAAACTAATTGATCTCATATTAAATTTTTGCAATTCAAGTGACATCTACTTATACAAATGATTATTTATCTTCTAGTATAGTTAAACAATCATTATAAACATATTTTAACGCGAAACACAAACAGTGAAATAAATAATATACTAAATGAGTTAAAACATTTAGATATTAATGTAGGTAGTTGATAATGAAGGAGAGTAGAGGTATTATATCTTATACAAAAAGGAAGAACAACCAATTATTCAACGACCTTAAGAATAAAGAGGTAATGGATATGGAACATGTTCAGAATTATATACCCATATACGACCGTTTTTTTAAGTTTACTGAAACAAATTATGAAAACGTAATACTGGATACATCATTTATTATACAAACACTTTTGTCAAAAGATGAAACCCCCAATACATATACGTGTTTAGTTGAGACCAACACTAACTGTTCTAACCAAGAAGTTAAGACTGAAAAAAGATCTGTTTTTTGCAAACTAGCACCTCTTATAGATCCATATAAGTTTATGATTGGAAAAATGGCCAATAATGAAACTATATTTAATCTTCCAAAATTAATTGATAATGAGGTAACTTATTCAAATCTTACAGATGTAAACAACAGTGCATACACCGATGGAATGTTTGTATACTTTTCCAATCTATTAAACACACAGTTTGGGTTTGTACATGGTGTATTATATTATGGAAGTTATCTTGGTATCAAACGTGATTTTAGAATAAATATTTATGATGATATCGAGTATTTAGCAAACTCTACCTTTTTTAAAAAGCATAAGAACGTAGATTTTGAGGTAGAAGATTATTCATTTATTTTAACACAGATTGAACAAGAAAATGGTTCTTGTAAAAATAGACCTCATATTAAAATTAACAAACTAGAAGAGAAAGTTGATAATAAAGAAAACACAAAAGAAAGAAGTTTATCTATATGTTCAGTTCAAAGTATTGATAACAAGGTATTTGACGGGGTGTTTAATGAAACTGATAATTCTATCGAAAGCGTTGCTATCACACTTGAAGATTTGTCTAATGCAAGTTTAAATATAGAAGACTTTTCGACTTCACGTAAAGAAGACGATACACTTGAATTAACCAACTCATCGTCTGTATCATCTGGTTCTACTTGTTCTTCTAGAGTATCATTCACAAGTGGATCTGATAATAGTAATTGCAGTAGTCCTTCTCAAGATGGAGATAGTGAAGTTTCTAGCGATATATCAGACGATGAAACAGGTGAAAGTGAAGAAGAAGTGTATGCAACACTCCCAAGGTTTCCAGTTGAAGCAATTTTTATGGAAAAAATGGAGTATACATTGGATAGCTTAATTGTTGAAAACGATCTGAGCGACGATGAATGGTTTTCTATTTTAATGCAGGTAATTATGATACTGATTACATACCAAAAGGTATATTCTTTTACACATAATGATCTTCATACAAATAATATTATGTTTGTTGACACCGATAGAAAATACTTATACTACAGGTATAACAAACGTGTCTACAAAGTACCTACATTTGGCAGAATAGCAAAAATCATTGATTTTGGACGGGCTATCTATAAATACGACGGACTAGTTATGTGCAGCGATAGTTTTAAACCTGGAAATGATGCATCGACCCAATATAATACAGAGCCTTACTTCAATGAAGATAAACCCAGACTTGAGCCAAACATGAGCTTTGATTTGTGTAGATTAGCCACCTCTATATATGATGAACTGATTGATGACGATGATGATATTATTGCCAACCCTGTTGCAACTTTAATTAATGAATGGTGTAAAGACGACGACGGTAGAAATGTTTTGTATAAACAAAATGGCGACGAAAGGTATCCAGCGTTTAAATTATATAAGATGATTTCACGCATTGTTCATGCACATACACCAGATGCTCAATTATCTAGACCAGAGTTTTCAAAATACGGAATAAGTGGTAAGGAGATTTCTACAAAAATGAGATCAAGAATTATGGACATTGATAAACTTCCAGTCCTTTCAACCAAGTAAAAAAATACACATTAAATAAAAATACACATTTGTGCATTTTTATTTACAAATAAAACATTCTTACTTTTTTTTATAGTTGTAGGAGTGCATGTATTTGTCGTAATGGATTGAAACTCTAAATCTAATAATTCTTCATAATCTTGTTGTTTCTTTTTGTTATCTGTAACTGTTTTTACTTCAGTTGTTCTTCGGTTAATGGGGAAAAGGTTGGCAATGGCGTTTTCTTAGAAGGTTCTTCCTTTATATTGTCGTCTTCGTCTTCGTCTTCGTCTTCGTATTCGTATTCGGTTTCACAGTCATCGTTATCGGGTTCAATGCATGGTATTTGCACTAGCATCATACAAAACATTTTACCGCATATATAACAATCTGGATCGTCTGTTGAAGTTGAACAATTACAGTGCTTACATCTATATTCGCTATAGTATACAGTGCATTTTTTGTCCTCTTCATTGTATTTCTCTACCGCTTCACTAGCCTCTTTCTTTATTAAATCTTCTACCTGTTCGTTATCCATTCCAAAAACCTCTTCTTCTGCTTCCTCTTCCTCGCTTGCCGCTGCTTCCTCTTCCTCTTCAACGAAATCGTCTACATTCCACCCTTCTTTTCGTAAAGTATCCGCCTTATCTTGAAAACAATTCTCACATAAACACAATTTTAAATTGTGTCCATTGACTTCTATACTCAATTCAATGATATCATCAGTATTTATTTTGATAGCACATGTTTCGCACTTTTTTTTATCTTCATTGCATGAGGGATCGTCACTTTCTTCCTCTTCTTCTTCTTCGTCACTTTCATCACAAGCATTACCACATAGATATTGCCCAGTCCCTTTCATTTGAACTATATCTTTAGTTTTTCCACATAAGTCACACTCGGCTTCTTGATTATTTGGCTCTTCTTGTACGTATAAAATATCCCCACCTGCATCGTTGTTATAATACCCATCACATTGGTTACATTTTAGCCACGGATCCCCTTGATACGTCTCTTCAGTATCTTTTTTGAAATCCCAATCAGGTGGATACTGGTCGCAATCCATGTTAATACATAAATAAACTAAATCAGTCTTAACATACTTACATTGCTGTGCAGAACCGGTTAAAATCTGTTCCTCTTCTTTTTCTTCGACCTTTTCATCTTCATCATTATTTATAATATCTCCAAATCTTGCTCCGTCACCTTCGTCATCCTCTTCCTCTTCACTTTCATCATCTTCACTTTCATCATCTTCACTTTCATCATCTTCATCATCATCTTTATCCTCTTTATCAAGTTCTACACCTCCAACTATACTATATAGAGTATCGTCTATTTCCCAACCATGTTCATCCACTAGTTCTGAATCATCGTAAGGATATTCATTATCAACATCTTCAAACACATCTAGATTAATTTGTTTCTGTAGTTGTTTATCATATTTATCAATATTAAGAACCTCTGCATCATACTCAACTAGATTATCGGTGCTTGCAGCACACGTGCAGTATTCGTTTAGATTAACTTC